ATCAAATGTCCCGTCTTGCGGGATCTTTCTCAAGATCTCGAACACGGCATCGTGGAGAGGCCGTAGTAACATTTGCGTCAAGCTATCCACCATAGCCACAACCCGGATTTTACCGGCTGCCTCAGCTATGAACCCAAGTTTCCCGAGTCCCCTAGGATATGAAAATCCTAGTAGCGGATCACTCCGCCAACACTCATCCTCGATGGGATCCGCTCGATAGAGTGGATCAACATCATTCGTGAATTCGCCTTGCGAGCTTAGGTTAGTATAACCTAATTGCTGCATCTGCTCCAACACCGCTTTCCCTCGGGAGAGAAGGGTTTGTGCGAAGGACGCGCCAAGTGGCCATAGTCGTTTGACATGGTCAAATAGCTCTTTGCTATTGATCCAAAGGAAGATATCAGTTAAGATACTCCCGGTGGATGTTCGTCCAGCTCCAGGACCCTCATCGGGTCCTTTCGCACTGTTGGGTCCTGAATTCAGGAGAGTGAGAGGTCGGGGTTGTAGGTTCACAATAATAGGTTTCATAAGGTTTTTCCATTCCTTTTTAGGGATTTGCTTCAAATCACAGTCAAGTGATGGAAGCAGAAACGCGGTTAGCCGCTCCACTAAATCGATTACTTTATCGACGTAGCGGAAAATCGTTAACGTTTCTTCCTCTGAGAGGGAGCTTCGACGTTTCTGGATAATTTCCTTAGCCTTCTCAGGCCATCCTATAAACTCCAAGAATACAGGGAGAAATAGGACTAGAAACCTACACCATTCCACAATTACAAGGTAATTGTCCTTTGCAGGGAGAGTAATAGTATTAATTTTAAGCCGTCCTGGAATTTCCAGTACACGGTAGAGCCAAAAATATGAGCTCCAAATCTTAACAGCCCAAGTGTCACCACTTAGGATCTGCTGTCTTTGATTGACAGGTATTACTCTTGGAAGGCCTTGGCGCGAACGGGCAATGGCACAACCTAGCCGACGAGGGTTATCCAACTTCTGTCCTCCGACAGTTTGTTGTAGTAGTACATGACACCCTTTCAGGTGCACAACTACCCCTCGCCATCCCTGACATCTTTGCAGGGACTCAACGTACCTCCCAAAATGGAAGGCCGATCGGATCCACCCCTGTGTTAGTCCACCCTCCCTGAGGCCCAGTAATCGTTTCAACTGGACTCCCAGGTTTACCCAGATGTTTCCATCTGGTTGCCAGCTAAAAGCTTGACGGTATTGCTTTGACCTAGTCATTGCTCTATCGAATATGTAATTAGCATTCGGTTTCCTACAAGGTGTAAACACCAGATAGGGCCGCAGGCGGGCTTAGTAGCCCTTAAAGGGTTGTTGCGACCTAATATCACAGGCCGATTGTCCCCGTAACAGGTTACCCTGCTACTACAACTCCAAACCTCTTAGCGAGAGAAAGGAGCGGAAGAACAATTAACGTTCTTATCAATCACTTGTCCGGTACGAATACCTTAAAGGACCTATCCCAATCGGAAATCCCGATCAACGTTCGCGATACCCTCTTTCCTAAAGAAGGGTACATCTTTGGGGCATGTACCAGGATCTACTATCCCTCACGGGAAGTCTCCTCTAGTTGCTAAACTAGAACATCGCCTACTTAGAACAACCTCATTGTTTCCAATGAGGGTACGCTGAACTGGCCAGCGCCTCCTTACCGGTTATCAAGCGGATTCAGGAGCGACGATGCCTCGTAAGAGGTTATGCGTATCGCCTAATCATGGTATTTCTACCACGTCAGGTAGGAATCCTCTCCCACAGAGCTCGAACATACTTTCCGTCGAGATGTGTCCACTGGGTAAGTGGATGGGAGATTATGGAAGTTTTACACAGAGTTCACACTCTGTCCACCCCTTTCCGGATTCCAGCGATCTTTCATTCATTAGGAAAGACTGCCTTGGGGTGTATGACAGAAAAGGACCCACTCATGACCAAGATATCACTATCGTTGGCCCTAGACTACGGCTTAAAGCCATATCTCGAGTCGGTTTCTGGCACACGCTAGAGGCTGATTTCGAGCGTTC